TTGACAAACCACCTCGAATTCAGGCAAAGTAGCGGTAGAGGCCCCGACTGCGCAATTTGCGTGCTCGGGGCTTTGTCGTTTTCGCGGGGCTGAACCTCAAGCATCCAACGCGCCGCTGTGCGCAGCCGGTTCTAGCCCCGCACCTACACGCCTGGCCGAACCGCTGCCCCAAGCGCGGCAGCGGATGGTCGGCACAAGCTCCCGTCGCGTCCTCCCGCGCGGGGTGGCGGATCGAACCCGCATCAACAGCCGGAACCCGCAAGGGAAGGCAAACACATCATGTCACTTGAAAACAATCAAGTGGGATCAAGCCATGGCGGCGCCCGGAAGGGTTCTGGCCGGAAGGCCGGTTCCGCGACGAAGCGCACGCGAGAGATTGCCGACCGGGCTATGGAGGGCGGGGTGAGCCCGTTGGAGTACATGCTGCAGGTAATGCGGTCGGTTCCCAGCGATGAACTTGAGCCGCGCGAGTGGTTGGCGGCGACCGTCATGCGGTTCGAGGCCGCGAAGGCTGCTGCGCCGTACATCCATCCGCGCTTGCAGGCCATTGAACATACCGGGCCGGATGGCGGCGCCGTTGAATTGGTCGGCCGGATCGAGTTGGTCGCGCTCAAGTGATCGGTTCGGTGCCGGTCGCGCTTCCCGAGAAGTTGATTCCAGTATTTCTAGGGCGCGCTGACGTTCGTGGCGCCTACGGTGGGCGGGGGTCTGCGAAGACCCGCAGCTTTGCGAAGATGGCAGCGGTCAACGGCTACATCCACGGCAACGCCGGCACCAGCGGGATCATCCTGTGTGGCCGCCAGTTCATGAATAGCTTGGAGGATTCGTCGCTGGAGGAATGCAAGCGGGCGATTGAGGATGAACCGTTCCTGGCCGCGTATTACGAGGTCGGCGACAAGTTCATCAAGAGCCGAGACGGCAGGATTTCATTCGCGTTCGCAGGGCTGGACCGCAGTATTGCCAGCGTCAAGTCAAAGGGCCGGATTCTGCTGTGCTGGGTTGACGAGGCTGAGCCGGTCACTGAAGAAGCGTTCACGACGCTTGTTCCGACACTGCGGGAAGAAGACATCAGCGGCGGGACGGTCTGGAATGCTGAACTGTGGGTGACGTGGAACCCGAAGCGCAAGAACGCGGCAGTGGAGAAGCGGTTTCTCGGCACGGGCGACCCGCTCATCAAAATCGTTGAACTGAACTGGCGCGACAACCCGAAGTTTCCGGCAAAGCTGGAGCGTGACAGGCAGCGCGATCTCGCAGAGCGGCCCGAGCAATATCCGCATGTGTGGGAAGGTGAGCACGCCACGGTGATGGAGGGCGCGTACTACGCCAAAGCGCTGAATCAAGCCAAGTTGGATGGGCGGATTGCGCGGGTAGCGGCTGACCCGCTGATGACGATTCGCCTGTTCGCTGACATTGGCGGCACCGGGGCGCGGGCCGATGCGTTCGCCATGTGGGCGGCGCAGTTCATCGGGCTTGAAGTCCGGGTGTTGGACTACTACGAAGCTGTGGGCCAGCCGCTGGCGACGCACCTGGCGTGGATGCGTTCAAAGGGCTACACACCTGACAGTGCGCAAGTGTGGCTCCCGCATGACGGCAGCACGCACGATAAGGTGCATGACGTGAGCTATGAGTCTGCGTTGAAAGACGCCGGCTACAGCGTCACGGTGGTGCCGAATCAAGGCAAGGGCGCTGCGATGGCGCGCGTGCAGGAAGCGCGGCGGCTGTTCCCGTCGATGTGGTTCAACGAGGCCACAACCGAAGCGGGCCGGGCCGCGTTGGGCTGGTATCACGAGAAGAAGGACGAAGCGCGCGGCATTGGCCTGGGGCCTGAGCACGATTGGGCGAGCCACGGTGCAGACGCGTTTGGCCTGATGGCTGTCGCGCATGAAGTGCCCAAGGCGCTCGCGCCGCTCCCACAACGCAAACGGAAATTTGTCGTATGAACATCGAATCAGAAATTGGCCGGCTGCTGCTGCTGGCCGCGCCGCTGCGTGCCTTGGACGAAGACGATCCGGCGAAGATTCCGTTGAACGGCATCGTCATGGAAGTGAACCGTCTTCGTGCGGTGCAGGCGCAGCCGGGCTTTGTCGATATGGCCGTCATTCGCAGAGAAGTTGGCTTGGACCCGCAGATCTCCGCCGCCACGTCGTCCGACCTGTTCAAGCGCAAGCTGGGCCGCCCTGCAAAGGCACGCATCGAAGGGGCTGACGCGGCATGAAGCGCAGCCCAATGACCGACGCTGAGCTGGTCAGTCACATTCAGTTGTTGGAAAGCCAGGCCAACAATTCGACAGCGGGCACAACCGCGGCCGAACAGGCGCGGGCAATGGACTATTACCTGCAGCGGCCGTTCGGCACCGAGGAAGAAGGCCGCTCGCGCGTCATCAGCTCGGATGTGTGGGATGTGGTGGAAGGCTTGACGCCTCTGGTGCTCAAGCCGTTTGTGTCGTCCGACGACATTGTTCGGTTCAACCCGGAAGGCCCGGAAGACGAAGATGCGGCCGAGCAGGAATCGGATTACATCAACTATGTGGTCACGCAGAAAAACGACGTTTTCGAGACGCTGATTGCATGGGTCAAGACCGGTCTGCTGCAGAAGAACGGCATCGTCAAATACTGGTGGGACAAGTCCCGCCGTGTCCGCATCGAGCGCTATGACGGGCTGAGTGACGACGAATTCGCGGCGATGCTGGCCGATGATTCGGTGTCGGTGGTCGAGCACACTGAGCACGCGCCGGAACCCGCTGAGATTGACCCGACGACCGGGCAACCGATGCCGGCCGAAGCCACGCATGACGTGGTGCTGCGCGTGACGGAGGAATACGGCGAGCCGCGCTATTGCGTGATCCCACCCGAAGAATTCCGCATCAGTCGGGCGGCGACGAGCGCGAATCCGAAGGCGGCTCGGTTTGTCGAGCATGTGACGCGCAAGACCATCAGCGAGATTCGGGAGATGGGCTTCGATGTCGAAGACGGCATCAGTGACCAGGGCATTGACGATCCGCGCATGAGCGAGCAGTACACGGCACGCCATTCGACCGATGGCGACCCGTTTGCAGCCCTGGACGGCAATGACCCGACCGGCCGCGAAGTGGTGTTCCGTGAGGTTCACTTGCTGGTGGACTATGACGGCGACGGCATGGCTGAATTGCGCCGCGCTTGCATTGTTGGCAGCACGTTGCTGTGCAATGAGGAAGTCGAAGAGATCCCCTATGCTGGGTGGAGCCCGTATCCGCAGCCGTTCCAGTTCGCCGGCCGCTGCCCTGCCGATGAAGCGATGGAGACGCAGTTGGTGAAGACCGCCATCATTCGGCAGACGATGGACAACATCTACACGATTAACAACAACACGCGGTATGTGTCGTCCAAGGTCAACATGGACGACATGCTGGACAACCAGATTGCTGGGATTGTTCGGGTCGATGGGGATGTGGTGTCGAACCATGTGATGCCGGGGCCGATCACGCCGATTGGCGCGATCACCATGCCGATGGTCGAGTATTTCGACCGGGCCAGTGAAACCCGCACCGGGTTTTCTCGCTACAACGCGGGCACGGACGCGAACAGCCTGAACAAGACGGCGCACGGCATTCAGATCATCAAGGAGGCCGGCGACGAGCGCGCGGGGTTGATGGCGCGGTGTTTCGCCGAGCAGGGTTTGAAGTCGCTGATGTTGGGCATTCACGGCCTGTGTCGGCGCCACGGCTCGAAAGAGGAAACCGTTCGGCTGCGCGGCAAGTGGGTGAAGATCGATCCGCGCGGCTGGCGCACCCGTTATGACATGAGTGTGTCCGTAGGGTTGGGCACCGCTGACAAGCAGATGCAGATGCAGGGCGCGCAACTGCTGATCGAAACACAGTTGAAGCTGGCGAATTCCGGCATCGTCAAGCCGCAGAACGTGTACGAGGCCGGGGCGAAGTTGGCGCAGAGCATCGGCGAGAAGAACCCGGACAAGTATTTCACGATGCCCGACGAGCATCCGCAGCCGCCCCCCGATCCGATGCAAGACCCGGCGTTCAAGCTCCAGATTGCCGAGCTTCACTTGCGTGAGCGCGAGGTGACGATCAAGGAACAGGAAGCGCAGACCAAGGCGCTGGCCGCGACCGCTGCGGCTGCGACGGCCGAGGCCGAAGTCGCGCTGAAGGCCGAGGCGCAGGGGCATGACATGCAGCTTGAGGTCATGCAGGCGATTCAGTCGGTGCAGACGCAAGTCAACGAGATGAACGCGGCGCACGAGGCCAGCGAAACCGCACGTCAGGCGCAGGAAGAAGCGAAGGCGAACGAACCCGCTGCCACGCCCGACCCGGCGCATATGGAACGCATGGACAAACTGCAGGCCATTGTCGAAGGCATGGCGGCGAAGAAAAAGCGCGTCACCCGGCTGACCAAGATGGGCGACGGGCAGTGGCAGGCGGAAGCTGCTGACGAAGAAGTGCCTGCCGATGTGCAGAGCGAACCGCAGGGCGAACCGCAGGAACTGATGCAATGACGACAGGCTATTCATCCACGCTGCGCAATGCCCAGCTCGACGCCATCACCACGGCGGTGGGCAGTGCGGGCAAGCTCCGAATCTATGACGGCGCGCGCCCGGCGACGGGCGGCACCGCGACGACGCTGCTGGCCGAATTCACGCTCGGCAGTCCATTCGCTGCGGGTGCGGCAGCGGCGGTGCTGTCTCCCACGCTGCCGAGCAACACGACCGGGCTTGCGGCGGGAACGGCGACATGGTTCCGCATCGTCACCAGCGGCGGGACTACTGTGATTGATGGCAGCGCGGGCACTTCAGGCACCGACTTGATCCTGAACACCGCGACGATTTCCATTGGCTTGACCTGTTCGGTCACGGCGTTCACCATCACGCGGGGCAACGCCTGATATGCTGCTCCTGACCAGCACGAGCGACATCGTTCGCGTCGTCACCGGATCGGCCGCAACGGTCAACGTCCACGCCTCGTGGGTAGACAACCTGGCCGGCGTCATCACGCCTGACAGGAAGAACACTCCTCCGATCTCCACGGCGGCGACGACCACGGTTGTTGTTTCGCCGGCTGCATCGACGCAGCGCAACGTCAAGCACCTGAACATCCGCAACGCGCACGCATCGACATCGACCACGGTGGATGTGCAGCACTTTGACGGCAGCAATTCCGAATCGCTGTGGAGCGGCACGCTGCTGGCCGGCGAGTTCGTGATTCTGGACGCTGAAGGCGAGTGGATCGCCTACAGCTCAGGCGGCATCCGCAAGACGGCGAACCCTTCGGGGCCGGCTGACGTGCAGATTTTCACCGCATCGGGCGCAGGGACGTGGACGAAGCCGACGAACTTCACGCCGTCTGTTGTCATTGTCGAGATGCAAGGCGGCGGCGGCGGTGGCGGGGCCGGCGCATCGCTGGCTACGGCAGTGGTCGCCAAAGGCGGTGCGGGCGGCGGCGGCGGGGCTTGGGTGCGCGGCATCTTTGCTGCGGCTGACCTGGGCGCCACGGTTGCAACGAACGTGGGCACGGCTGGCGCGGCGGGCACGCCTGGCGCTGCGGGCGCTGCGGGCGGCTCGGGTGGCGCAGGCGGCAACACCACGTTTGGCACACTGCTGACGGCCTACGGTGGCGGTGGCGGCATGGGCGGGCAGATTTCCGCGCTTGCTTCTGGCGGCGGTGGTGGCGGAGGCTCCGGCAGTGCTGGCGTCACGGGCACCGCAGCGGCCGGCACAGGCGGATTGCCCGGTGTTGCGGGGGTTGCGGCGGCAGCGGCGGCAGGTCAGATCGGCGGCGGCGGAGCAGGCGGGACCATCACGGTAGTGACGGTCCACAACGCCGAAAACGGCGGCGGCGGCGGCGGCGGCTCGACTGCCACGCCTACCAGCTCGGTCGGTGGCGGTTCGCTGCGCGGCGGCGGTGGCGGTGGCACGGGCGGGCATCATGACGCCACGCCGGCTGTTGTTGCCGCTGCGGCGGGGGGCCTGTCCGGCGCCTACGCTGCAGGCACGGGCGGCGCGGCGGGCACAAGCGGTGCGGCGCCCACGGCGGGCACGGCGGGTGCGGCCGGCAATTCATCCAAGGGCGGCAGTGGTGGCGGCGGCGGTGGTTCATCCGTCACTGCGGCAACCTCTGGCGCGGCGGGCGGCGCGGGCGGCAACGGTGGAGGCGGTGGGGGTGGCGGCGGTTGCGGCATGAATGCCGGCCTCGGCGGTGCGGGCGGCCTCGGCGGCCTCGGACTCATCTACGTCTACACCTACTAGGAGCACACCATGAGCAGCAAAGGTTTCTGCGAGCGCATCCTCGAAATCACTGAGGATGGCTCTGCACTCACGAACAGCACGACGCAGACCAGCATTCTGCCGACATCAAAACTGACGGCGGCGACGCCGGTCGGCTACTTCGATCAACTCGGCAGGCCGCTGCTTTTTGAATTCAGTGGCCGAATCAGCACCGTCGTCACCACGCCGGGCACGCTGACGCTGACCCTTCGGCTGGGCAGCATCGACGTGTTCAGCAGCGGTGCGATGCCGTTGAACATCGTGGCGCAGACCAATGTGCACTGGCTATTTCGCGGCGAACTAGTCTGCCGCGCAATCGGCAGCGGCACGAGCACGACGCTGTTCCCCAAGGGCGCGTTCTTCTTGAGCGGTGCCGTTATTGGTGCCGCAGCACCCTCGGCTGGCGGCGCGACGGCGATCATGCTGCCGTACAACACTGCGCCTGCGGTCGGCGCCGGCTTCGACAACGGTGCGCAACAACTCGTCAACGTCATGGCGACGTGGAGCGTGGCGAGCGCCAGCAACTCGATTCAGTTGCAGGCCGGGCACATCGACGTTCTGAGCTGACCATGCCGCTGCGCCGTCCGTTCAGTTCGGGCATCGTCGCGTCGTCTGCGGAAATTCCACCGAACTGGTACACCGCGATCAACACGGGCGAGTGGGGCGTGCTGTCAACGTCCACGCTCACCGCGAGCGGGGTTGGCTGGTCGGGCACAGCACCAGGCGGGGCCGGCAATTACACGCGGGTCCTGACCGCATGGGGCGGGGCCATCATCAACACGGATGGGGTCTACAACGGGGCGACGTGGATTCCCGGCGAATTCATGATCCTGTGGGGTGGTGGGCACACGGATTACAGCGGTAACGAGGTCTATGCGTTCGGCCCGCTGTTCAGCGACTCGGCTGCATGGTATCGACTGCGTGATCCGACGATTCCAGCAGTCAACAATCTGGCCTATGACGGCAGCGGGCTCCCAAGTTCGCGCCACACATATGATCAAGTCGTGTATGTCAGCGACGGTACGCGCAAATGGATGCTGACAGCCGGTGCGGCGGCAATGGCGACAGGGGGCGGAAATGCGGCTGGAACAAGCGCGTTCGACTTCTCGGTGTCTGCGCCGAACACAAACAACCCGTGGCTGACGAAGGCCGACCAAAGCTATAACGGCGGGTACACGGCAGTTCTCGATCCGGCGACGAATGTGGTGTGGTCATCCCCATCCAGTGTCACGTCGGTAGTGCAAACCTATGACGTGACTGCCAATACGGCATCAGCGGCGTTCAGCAAAACTCACACGTTCACGGACGCAATGAGCCCAAGCAGTGCGTTGGACACAACGCGCGGAATTTGGGCCACGTATTCATACAACAGCGCCGGGCCGACGACCAATCTTGAGGCGTTCCGAATTACCAGCACCTCGAACGACTGGTATTCGATCAGTTTGACCGGGGCCAGCCTGCCCAATGCCACCGGCACGATCATCTATGACGCGATCAATGATCGGTTTGTGGTGTGGGCAGGCGGCGGAAAGACGTTCTACACCATCACGCCACCGGGAACGAGCCCCTATCAGGGCGGCAATGCGTGGACGGTCGCCAGCGTTACACCGGGAAGCGGGTCAACGCCAAGCGCAGCGCAGACAAACGGCACATATGGTCGCTTCCGTTATCTGGTGCATGGCAACTGGCGCGGTTACGTGCTGCTGAACAGTGACACCGGCTCGGTCTACTACTACAAGCTATGACGACCAAAACCGTCATCGCGTCGGACAACTTTAACCGGGCCGCGCTTGGGACTTCGGATTGGTCGCAACTCAACACCGGCGGCGCAGGTGATGTTCAGATCGACACGTCGATCCGCATCAAGGGCCAGTATTCAACGCAACCGACCGACCAGACCAGCG